CTGGTGGGCCGATAGCTTGTCGTCCACCATCTTCGTGTAGTTCGTCATCTTCGCGTCAATGAGCTTCTCGAAGCGGGCATACACCTCGTCCGCTGCGGGAGCCTTCGCGGCAGAGGCACCGCCAGCAGCCGTTCCGTACTCGTCGGCGGGTCCCTCTAGAAGCGCTCTCATCCCAGCTCGGCTACTGTGGCGAAATCCGTCGGTGTTCGTCTTCATCGTCCGTCTCTCCTATTGGGGCCGTGAAGACCCGAAGTGTCGTAAGCCATCATGCAAGCCTCTGCTCGGCAAGGGCCATGATTCGAGCGAGGTCCAGCGGAGTATCCGCACCTACCGATTGAACTGGCGCCGCATCATCGCCCGCGCTTTCCGAGTTGTCCACGGCGGGAATCGCGCCGCCGTCAACGGCGGTGTCGTCCTCCATCTCGGGTTGCTCCACGTTCGCCTTGTCCATGAAGTCGTCGGCGCACGCCTGCGACGCGGCAGCGTCCTTGGTGCGCTCAGCTTGCTCCTTGCTTGTCGTCCCGTAGGTGTTCGCGCGGACCGCTTGAGCGAACTCGTCGGCACCAAGAGACTGACCGAGCGCGACGGCAACGCCCATCCATTCAACGTGATAATCGGGACCCTTCACGGCCTCATCCTTTGGGTCCTCCCTGCCGCTGATGGCCTTCCGCGCCTCATCCCTCGCCGCTCGCATGTCTCCCTCAAAGCTCGCGGTCGCCAGCTTGCCGACCTCCTCCTTGAAGGCAGGCGCCGAGAACGCACGACGGGGAGCGATGAGCCGCCATGCCTCCTCGGCGTGGGCGTCGCCCATGTCGATCATCGACGAGAGCGCAGCGATGGCGGGTTGCACGTTGATGCCGACGCCCCGCGCCTGGGTGAGCGAGTTGCGGTTGCTGCCGACGTTCACAGCCGAGAACTCGATAAGTTCCCAGGTCAGGTACTTCATCGCCATGGGTCCCAGTTCGGCCTCGAACGTCCACTCTTTCGGGATGAACCCGATCGAGAGAGCGCGCATGATCTTCTCCTCATACATGCGTCCGATCATGTAACCGAAGGGATCGACCTCCTCGGGATTGAAGGTGGCGATGGACCGGACCTCCTCCCCGGCGACGTAGGTGCCGAACCCGTTACCGATCGCAGGGATGTCGTGCTCGTGGCCGAACAGCATCACCGGGTTTTTTTTGTACTCGACGAGGTCCGCTCCACCGGGCACCACCACGTCCTTGTCGCGGTCCTGGCTCCCGTCGCTGATCACGCACGGGATGGCGATGCGGTCCATGTTCCCGAGGTCCTGCCGCGCCTGCCCCTGCGCGTCCGAGGTCGCGTCCTTCAGGAACAGCATCGCCTCGTCGACGGTCTTCAACCTGCGACCGATGGACGCCGTGAGGTGCGAGCGGACGAGGACGACGTCCGCCGCTTCGCCGTCAGCGACGCCAAGGTCAGAAAGGATAGGGGATAGCAGCGGCGACTTCGACGCCGAGTCCGTCGCCCGGAGGTATTTTTTCCAGCCGTCGAGGTGCTTTTTGCTCTTGAGGTAGATGCGCTTCATGTCGTCTCCTTCAGGTGAATCGTTCGAGGCGACGCAGGAGTGCGGCCTCCTGCTCTCGGAGACCGCGCACGAAGGCGTCCTCCATCATCTTCTCGTGGCGTGCGAGCTGGCGATCGAATGAACGCCACACCGTGACGTCGTCGATTGACTTCTGTTCGCGTGCGGCGACGATCGTGCAACGGCAATTGATATTGAGGGACGCGCTCGGGAACGCTCCGGGATAGCGGGCCTTCGCGCCGCTGGGGGCCGTGAACGCCCGGCCGACCGGGACCACCTGCCCGTTCATCTCGCGGTGCGCCTTGCGCTCGCGGCCGTCCATCTGAGTCACCCAGCGCTTGTTCGGCCAGGACTCGTTCACCATCGCGTGTTCGCGTGCGAAGTTGGCGGCGCGGTTGACCTCGGTGCGGGCGATGGTCTTGGCGCGGCCCGCGGTCATCCCGTCGACCTGCTCTCGGATCTTCCTTGCGATCGTCGGGATGCTCTCGCTCGCGCCCACGCTGGAGATCAACGTCTTTCTGATCTCCTCCCTCGTGGTGTTGTTGATCATCTTGATTCGCTCGCTGGAGAACTGCGCGAGGAAGTTAAGCACGGGCTCCGATGCCCTGCTCCACGACTTCGAGAGTTCCTCGGTCATGTCTTCGCCAAAGAAGTTGACGGTGGTCGTCTCGACGGGCGTCATCTGCTTTGAGAGGATCTCCCGGTTGATCTCCTGCACCACCTCCTCGACGCCGGCCGTCGTCAGGCTCTTGCGTGAGAAGACCTTGAGAACCGCGACCTCGTCCGCGTCCTTGCCCGACGCTGCCTCGCCTGGCTGCGGGGCGTTGGTCGGGGCGATAAGCGCATCGACCGGGGAGAGCGACGTCCCAAGGCGAGTCGCGAGCGCTGTCCTCAGCGCGTTCAATCCGTCGATGTCACCGATTCCGCCGAGGCGCTGGATGCCAAGGGTGAGTTCGTTCAACGTGACTACGTCCGCCGTGTCCTTGGAAGACACGTTGATCATGGCGCCGTTGACCATGTGCAGATCGTCGCCTCCTTCGAGGGGACCGAACCCCTGGAGCCCTCGCCACTCGTTCATGCTCAGCGCCCACTCCGCTGCCTTGGACGCTTCGAGGACGCTCCTCCTGTCCGCCGGGATCGGGTCCTCGTAGTCGATCACGAGCTGGTCGCCGTCGGCGTACAGCGGAATGAGCTGCGCTTGCATCTCGGTGCGCATCACCTCCAGGCGGGGCTGAACAATGAGGATCGCCATGATGGCAAGCGCCTCCTCGATGGTGGCGCGGTTGCTGTTGTCGAGGTGGCCAACCAGTTCGGGCGGGACGTTGTAGGTCTCGCGGACGACCTGCATAGCGAACTTGCGCAGGTCAACGATCTGCATGTCGCTGAACTTGTCGTCGAGACGGACCGCGTTCATCTTGCCGTTGTGGAAGTGGACGCGGTTGTTGCGCAGCGGGCCACGGTTGCGGTCCTCCCAGTCCTGCCTCGCGACCTTGACCTCGTCGTCCTCGATGCCCTCGATTCCGATTAGCATCGACGGGATGCCGCGGTTGAGGAACCAGGACTTGAGGTGCTTGCTGGCGAACTCGTCTGAGTCCAGCTCGTCCGCAAGGGACTCCCCGATGCCGCTCCCTCGGCCGAACGGATCGAAGGGATCAAGCTCGCGGATGTAGAGCATCCGCTCGCGCGGGACCAAGATCCTGCCGCTGCGGTACTGCACCTCGAAGGGGCCATCAACCTTGGACGACAGCGTCACGCACTGAGGAGCGATGGGCCACAGTTCCACCGGGTGGCCGACGTCTATCCCCTTGCGCTCGATGATCGAGAAGGAGTCCCCCTTCAGGTCGCTGTGGATCTGCATCAACTTGCGTCCGGCCACTCCACCCATCTCCGGGTTGAAGCGCTGCATCAGATCGAGGAACTCGTGGCGCTCCAGCTCGACGGCCTGGTCAGTCGAGAACACCGACTTACGGACGGCGTGCATCGCGGAGCGGAGTTGCATCCGGGTCTTCATGCTGGGGACGCGGTATATCTTCCACTGGACCTGACCGACCGCTTGGGCGATGCGGCCGACGACGCTGCGCAGGTGAGGCAGCCGGCTGTAGGCCAGCATCAACTCGGCGGTCCCTCGCCTCGGGGATTGCCCGGCCTTGATCGACCCGAGGAGCTGTAGGCCGGTCTGCGAGGGGGCGACCTGCATCGCCTTGAGGACCTCGGCCTCGTCTCGATCGAGGGAGGAGAGGCCGACATCCAGCGCCCGCGACTCCACCTGCAGGAGGCTCGGGACGGTCGGTGCGAACATGCCGGCGAGGCGGTCTAGGATTCCCATGCGCGGCAGCCTAGCAGCGGCGCATGGGTCGCGGTAGCGCTCCTATCAGGCCGCGACGTAGTCCTGGCCCGCTACATCCGCCAGCGCCAGGGCATCGTGCGTGGTCAGTACGCAGATCGTGCCGGCTCCCGCGCCCTGGACGATGAGAGTGTCCGTCCGCATCGGGAAGGTGATGCTTTGACCTGCCGGCACCTCGAAGTACCTCAGCGACGCGACCTCGTCCGCGGCTGACAGGTACAGGCGAGCAGCCGCCCCGATGGCCGTCACCTGGACGTGGCGGGTCGCGCTCGGCAGGGAAAGTGCCGCGCTCTGGGCTGCCAGTGCGACGGTGACCCGGTGGAACTTGGGGACGCCGCTCGTTTGCTTGCTCTTGTCGATCACGTCGGCCATGGGTTGCTCCTGGTGCTTGCGGTCAGCCTGTCAAGTCTGTGATCGCCTCTGCATGTCGAATCGTCTCGGCTTCGCGCTGGGCGGCAAGGATGGACGACACGATCGGCGAGTCACCGGGCGAGTCGCGGAGGGCGCGCATCTGCTCCCGGTGTCGAGCGTTTTCGCTGTCGATGTCCTGCTGGCTCATGGGGCGTTCCCGGTGTTGCTCGTGGCGCCCGCATATCCCTCGCCGACCACGTTGGCAATCAAGGGAGCGACTTGGCCGGCAGAGGACAGGCTCGGGTTGTCGTCGATGAAGAACTGATTCCCTGTGATCTGCCCTCCGTCGATAGCGAAGAACGTGGCGATCGTCGCGATAAGTGCGTTCCCACTGAACTGGAAGTCGCGCACCTGGACGAGATTCGCGAAGTTGACCACGAACACCAGCCCGTCGCAATTGTCGATCACGAGGTCCCTGAGCTTCTGCGCAGCGGGGAGCACGTCGGCGACAGGGATCAATGGGCAGTCGACGACGTACAAGTCCCAAGCGGAAGCGTCGATGAGCTGTTGAAAGGTGTGGTTGTTGTCGCCGAGGTCGGTCGCGCTTGGGAGGTTCTCATAGCGGATCTCCCCGGAGCCGGTGACGTTCACGAGTTGGTCAAACGGATGATTGCTC